CTGTAATGGACCAATTAATTGACAAGTGTCGTCCTGTCATTAATTTCCTTTTCGAAATCGGACAACACCTTGCCGGCCTCGCAGTCAAAGGACTCGAGGTGGCAGGCAGGGCGTTGAAAGCCTTTATAGATTTGGCTGAATGGTTGATCGATTATCTCATCCGTCCTGGGGCGGTTAACAAGAGAGTGAAATCGGTCTGGGCCATAGGCGGAATCTTCAAAAATCCGGAGATCACCTCAAGAGCAAGGTTCCAAGCCCAAATTGCTTACGCACAATATGTGACGAATAACAATTTCGGTGAGGATTATGAGAGGATGATCCTGGATTTCAAAAACGGTGCCAACGGCTATGTCAAGCCAGCCGACCTGACAAAAATAGGAGGGCCTCAATATCGACCAGTGACCTTCCCGGCAACTCAAGTGCACCCAAAACAAGTTGCCGAAGCCATTTTAGATCAAGTTTCAAAACCCCCTTGGCGACGTCTCATCATCGATCCAGTGCTCACAGCACGAATCGAAGACGACCTGGAGGCTGGAGGTGACCTTGGATTTGATCAGGTCTACCTAACGCAAATGAAGGAAGACATGATAATCCAATCATTAAACCGGTACAAGGAACTTGACCCTAGTGAAGCACTACCCTCGGGTGATAAGCGTGCTCTCACAAGTAGGGAAATGGCCGAAGCTGATGCCGCGGCATATGCTGTATGTCAATCCGCGCCAAGTGCTTGCTTAAATCGTGACTGGACGTCACTAGAAGCATGCTTGGCTTATGAAGTTAAAAAGTATTCCCCCGGGACACCTTTCATCGGATCATACAAAAACCGCGAAGAAATGGCAATGGCTGGATGGACAAAGGCAGCCATCCGGACCATCAAGGACCGAATTGCCTCCGGACGATATCTAGACCAGTTTTATCATGCATTCGGGAAATCTCAAGTGATTTCCGCGGATGCATTAAAACAAGGGAAAGACCCACGTACTGTCATTGCTGAATTCATTTTGTCAAAACATCATAGTAACCTGATTGATTTTGACATGATGAAACGCGACATTTGGCGGGAGACGGGCATAGGCAGTGGTATGCCGCTCAATCAAACTATGGAATCGATCTTCAAACAAGTTGGAGATTACACCTACAAGGTTGAAGCAGATGCTACCAAACTTGATGCCCATCTGTCAAATTACGCTTGGCAAATCCACCGAAGAATGGCTTATTATGGATTTAAGGATCATCCAATCGGAGACAAACTCACCTCGATCGCGGCTGCCAAGGGCGACGCTATCCAGAATGCTTATGTCTTCGCGATCACGGAGAATCCTGATCCAAGTAAACCTTACGCGAATGTGACCCGAAAAATTCGCGGCGGTGCAACCGGACAAAATAATACGTCCGGTGACAATACCTGGCTTATGAAAGGCTTAATGGCCTCAGCCTGGTCCAGATATTGGACATTAAAAGGAGATAGTTATTTAGCCAATCCAACTACCTTCTTTAACCCCAAATACTCATTCTTCGCCAATACAAGTGATGATAATATTTGGGGAATCAACGTGCCAATGGATTGGCAAATTTTTGAACGGTGTGCCGAATCTGTGGGGTTATATCTTACCTCTGCCATGTCACAGAAGATAGAAGATATCTCTTACCTTGGCAAACATGTAACCCGACCAACACCGGACGAACAACTGGATGTGGACAAACTTTGGGACAAGAAAGGCTGGTCTCATCCAAAACCCAAACTCCTTGTGAAACAACGGGTAGACGGATTGCTCCTGAGACGCTCAGGCAACCGGTACTATCAGACTAGATCTCCCGGTCCGGCTTCACAAGGGACAAGAGGCAGCGACTACCTCAAGTGTAGGCTGCAACAAACTTGCGGACAAGTGTATATCACAGCGTTTGTTCCTCAAATGTATAGACGATTAAGAGACAATTTCATAATCGATGCCCAAAGATACATTTTAGAGGATACCAACGGTGGTTATTACCGAACCGCAGGAGAAGGCCGAACTCAGGAAAAATTGGATTACCTTGTGTCTATTTCAAAAGGACAAACTCTTTTTGAAGAAGAAGTCAAGGTGATACATGTCCCCCGAGCTGATTTCGGCCGATTGTTCACCAGAGGCCAATGGCGTGCCTTAACAGCCACCCAACGGGACAGGTTGTTAGAATTAAGGAGGATGAATTTCCCATCCTATGCCAGAGTATTGGAAATACATTGCAATGAGCCTCGCAAACCTTTAGACTACTATGATAAGTTAAAAGTAAGATTGGCCAAAGCCGCAAGACGCCCTGATGAGGGATTGCGGATGGCAATAGGCGGGCTGAGAAGCTTTTGCCAAAGTTTACCCCGAAAACTTTGGAAAATGCAACCAGCCCCTGCTGCCATCATGCCTGATGAGCTTTTCGTGACCCGCAAAATGAGAAACGAAGCTTGGATGTGGCAACTGGGCGCAACCCAAATTTCCGAGTTAGAGGCCGCCCTCGCTAAAGGGCCTTATGGGAGTTGCAGCGACCCTCAAGCTTTCTATGCCAAATATCACAATAACGCAGAATTCAGAAGGAAAATAGACGCTTATGAAGATAAGCCTCACATCCTTCAGAACCACGTCTTCTTCCAGACGATTCTGTATTATTTCAGTTGGTACCTGGAATATAAAATGCTTGACATCATGGTAATCGGTGCTGTTTACTGGTTCATAATGTTCATGTTGGTCGATATGAGCAAACTTTATGGGTTGGCAAATAACATCTATTTCCATGCTACTGGTCGTAGCAGCGAAATCATTAGTAGCATGGTCCCTAGGGACCCATATGTCCACATTAAACGATTTTGCATTTGGACGGAAGAGTTCGTCCCTGACTGGGTCGCTGACACAGTTAGGTTGGACCTCTTTCTTTCTGAGATCGCACGGGTCCCAGAATTAATTGCACACATCTTTAATTGGGGACAGGGAATCAAAGCCATAACACACGGAGATCGTATCAATCCGTGGGTAATGGATGCTACCATGGTGACGGATGAATTGAACAAGACAATAAATCCCCACCAAAAATATGCTTTCGTTTCTGCTGCGACAGGAACAGGAAAAACGGCCATGATGGTCCCTGCCCTCGCTGCAATTCACCGGTCATCTATTCCTGAGATGACCAGATCAAAAGCACCGGTAACTTGGTTGGTTGTCCCTAGACGAGTGTTAAGGGACGATTATTACCCGGGTGACCCTCGCATGGAGGGCAAAGTCCAAGTAATAAAACGCGGCGAAACACCTGACCGTCGCAATAACCAAATGTTCATATGTACTTATGGACATTTACTACAAAGGCTGAAAACAGGGGACGCCAAGAAACATGATCTTTATTGCTTTGACGAATTCCATGAATTATCTGGAGAGATGATTCTGGCCCAATGTCACGTCAGAGCAAAAGGAGCGCCAATAGTGTTTCTTAGCGCTACACCCAGGCCTGTACAAGGTTTGGAAAATGGCTATGTTCACATCGCAAGACATGAACGCTTAAACCAAACAACTGCCTACACAAGTACTGGATCAGTTGCCCAACTCTGGAGTTATGGGCAACAACTTGATGCGAATAAAGCCAAAAACGCTCTGGTTGTTGTCCCTTCTTATCGTGAAATAGAAGAAGTAATCCAAGGGTTGAACAACTTACATCCTGGTGTTCCTGTCATCGAAGCAAGTGCTCGTACACGAAGCACTTTCGCGAAGGCGTGGGAGGAACATCACAATGTGTCAGGCGGCTGCATAGCCGTTTGTTCAACAGTCATAGATGCAGGTTATGACTTCAAACCACCAGCTGATATGTTGATTGACTCAGGTCGATACATCAAATTCCATGAAGGTGTTTACATGGGCCAACAGGCCACACCTGATTACCTGAGGGAACAAAGATGGGGTCGAGTAGGCCGCAATTCTTCATCACAGAATGGAATAGTGGTCGCTCACCCCAAAGCCGGGACAGGCGAACCCCCGGTCCAATACCCGAGTGGCAACTTGTTAGTACAAGATCAAATCTTGCCAGATCGAAGCGAGGACGGGATACATCCCAATGTCCTTGGAAGATTTCTTAAAATAAGTCCATTAGAGCCGATTGATCAGGCTGAATCTAGCTTATGGCCTTACTATAAGATAAGGGAGACAATTCTGGATGAGAGGATAAGATTCAGTTTGAACTTTATCTTCCTGTCCGTGATGAGTGGAGTGAGAGCACGAGATTTGCAATCATTTTATCTAAAACATGCCATCCAAAAGCAACCGCTATCGGATGATTATGATTGGCTAATTTCGGTCTTACCTCCCTCACACACTGAGATGTATGTCGCCTGGGGCGCATTATGGCAATACATCAATCCCAAATCTGATCTTCATTTCATAACTCGAAGGAATGGAATGAACATCAACAGTAATCTGATATGGCCACAAGCAGGACAATGGGTCTATGACTCTTTCGAAGATCAAGTTAAGCGAATTAGAGTCAAAGCCACGACCGAAGCCGAGATCTATACGGAACTTGATAACCACCAACAAGAGGTGATTCAAGCACTAACGGATCAAATTAAGAAACAAAAAGACAAAATTAAAGCCATGGAGGATAAGGCACAAACCTCTCCACACTCATTTAGGGGACGAGGGCCATCTGTGATGGCCAAAGATCCTAAAACACATAAAACTAAGTACACATTCTACAGACCACCTCCTTGGTGGAAGACCAAGGTCGAGGATACTGGATACTGTAGTGCTTAAGTAGTAAAGAATGTTGAACCTGTCCAGACAGGGTAAAAATCTGTAATGTCTCAACGACTTCACGCTCTTTAATATATGCGAGTCGCCGGATGCCTGAGGCATCAGATTAAACCTATATATTGTGATGAGCTCTGAAAGCTGACCTGAAAGTAATCTTTCTAGCAGACAACTCATACAGCAAGCACGAATTGCTCCTGTCCAAATCAATATCGTAAACATTCAAGGTGAAACAACCGAGAAAGTCTCGTTGATCACCCCTAACTGGTTCGGAATTCATCCGAACCTCCTTACCCACACTTGAAATCGGTTTCTTCTTAATGACAAGACAAAAAGGATGAAAACTGGGACGATTCAAGGAACCATTAGG